GGGCGTGGAGAAAAAGGAATTCAAGATCAAGAAAAAGGACTGGGAAGCGCTTTATCCGGGTTTTGAATTGAGGGTGGTTAAGTGATCGAAGAAAAAAGAGGCCGGAGCTGGAGTTCATCAAGGGGGAACACAACATGAAAGACAAACTCACCTGCTCAAAATGCAGAAAAAAGGACACATCCGAATGTCCAATGGCGAGGGCTGAAAGAACGGTCACGGGAGAGTTCTCAGGCTTTAAAACCGCATTCGAGGATTGGGAAGGGTGCAGCAGGGGCGAAGGCCGTCCGGCGAATGGCGCTGCAAGCAATTTTTCAGGGGAAGCGAGGCCATAGAAATTGAACAAGGCGCTTCTGTCGTCTAAAAATATGTGTTGGTGTACGCCGCAGGATTTTTTTGATAAGTTGAACCAAGAATTTCAATTTGTTCTGGACCCCGCAGCTACCGACAAAACAGCGAAATGCCCCTTATACTATACGCCGGAGACAGACGGGCTTTCACAAAGCTGGGACCGCGGCGGCGCGGTATTCTGCAATCCGCCTTATGGGCGCGAGATTGGGAAATGGGTGAAAAAGGCGTTCATAGAGGCCCGAGGGGGCTTTCCAATCGTGCTGCTCATTCCAGCGCGGACGGACACGAATTATTTTCACGATTACATTTATGGGAAGGCGGAAATCAGGTTTGTGCGAGGGCGTTTGCATTTTACGGACGATGACGGCAACGCCGTAAACGCCGCCCCTTTTCCCTCGATGGTGGTTATCTACAACGGGGGCCGGGCAATCAATAAACAAGACGAATCATGTTAAACAATTGGGAGGTATTTGAATGAATGCTGTATTTATTAGGCACTTCGACAATCGTCAATACTTGTTCGAGGTACCGGAGAGTATAAAGCTCAAAGAGGGCGATAGGGTCATGGTTAGAAACAGGCGTGGAGAAGTAGATGGTATATGTACCTGTGACAGCTTTGAACTGGAGGGAAGCCCGTTGAAAGCCGTGGTGGCAGCGGTTGGGGCAACGCTTCCATTGAAGCCCGTAGTCGGTAGGGTATGCGTGAAGAAATTTGAGGGTATTGACGATGTTTGAGAAACCTCAAAAGAATAAAGAGCCAACGACCGCTGCGGGGCCGGTGAAGGAGGAAGAGTGATGGACATAGAAAAACTGATTGAGAAGCTGCGCACAGAAAGCTTATACAAAGACAAAGCGACGTTAGAAATCATGGATTTGTGCATGGAAGCCGCGGATAAGCTGGAAAGAATCAATGATTTTGATAAAAGCCAGAGCGCAAAGCTGCTTGCTGAAAACGGCAAGCTGCGCGCAGAGCTGGAGCAGATGAAACAGGAGTGTCCTAGCTCTCTGAAGCTTGGGCATTGGATTGCAGTAGATAAGAAAAAAGGCACGGGTATTTGCAGCGTGTGTAACCGTCTGGATAGTATCGATTCGTTAGCTTCATTTTGCAGATATTGTGGTGCTTGCATGGAGCAGGAGGAAGAAGCATGAACCCCGCGGCAAAATGGCTTTTTGACTTATATAAAGGCTCAGGCCTCACGAAACAGAAGTTTGCTAAAAGGTGCGGGATGTGCGCAATACAGATCAGCCGCTGGGAGCGCGGAGAACAAGACCCATACCCGGCCAGCATTAGAAAAGCTGGCGCCGCGTTTGGCGTTGAACCCCCGGAGGAAATTATAGAGGCAGCGGAAGAAGCCGGCCAAAGCAGGCGCGTTAAAAAAGCACCGCAAGTTCCAATCGCAGAACAGAAGGGAATAGGCGTTCCCAATAAGGACAAAGAAAAGGCCTCCCGTTTTCAATACGACGGGAAGCCCCGGGAATTTTGCAAAAGGAACCGCTGTGAATGGATTGGCTCAGACGGGAAATGCCATCTTCCCTCTTGCCTGAATCTATAAATGCGGAATATCTCAAGGACAAGCTGAGAAGGAGGAAAATATGCCGAGAAGACGGGATTTAAAGCTAGATAAATACGGAATTTCAAAAGAAGCGTATCGGGAATTGAGAAGCTTCTGCCTTCAGTATGAAGAAAAGAAAGCCCGGCTTCAACAGCTGCGCTCTATCGCTTCTGCTCCGATAACCGGTATGCCGGGAAAGAATGAACCCGGAAACCCAACCGCAAAGCATGCAGAAATGGCGGTCAAGCTAAGCAATGATATTGCCATGATCGAACAATCGGCATTAGAGGCGTCCGGGAACCTGCAGCAATATATCATTCAGCATGTGACAAGAGAAGGCGCTACATACGAAAGGCTTTGTCCTCCTTGCGGCCGGCGGCAGTTCTATGAATACCGAAGAATGTTCTTTTACTTTTTGTGGGAGAAAATGGGTAACGCGGGGGACGTACTTTTGTGATAAAATAATATTGTAAAAATTTAGCTTAAAGCCATCCTCCTTTAAAATCCGGGGCAAAACCCGGATATATGGGAAGCAAATTAAATTTGCCAAGATATTTTAAATTGTTGTACAAATCCCCTTTGAGTGTTACAATTACGCTATTAGGAGGTGTTTATATGCGACAACTTAAAAAGACCATACAATTTGATTCTTTTAGACCATATTACTGTGTGTTTCAAAACGATAGACCTGTGGAATCAGCGTATGATTTGAGCGTTCTTTTGGAACATACTTCTCAAAATTCATTAAAGGAATCCAAACGTAAAATCTATGGCGACATACATATGATACATAAATGTGGGCGTATCTCTAATAGCAATATGTGGGAAATACAGCTTATTCATCTGCGAGAAAAAATGCTACCGGGGATCGCTGATGGAGATGGATCCTTTGAAATGATACAGTTAGACGAACATGAGTACCCGGCTGAATCCACAACATTTTTGTATAATGAATCCAATGGGATTCTATACTTACAACGAAATAAATACGGCACTTCAATTAAGGCTCTTGAATTTTATCTTGGAGACTTGTCTCCTGAGGGCACTTCTGTGTTGCTTAAGCCTATAATAGTAGGTCAAAGAATAAAAAAAATCATAGATACAACACAATATCGTAATATTATTTTAGCTGCTGACACAGAGGGGATAACTAATACAGATGTTGAGGAGCCTTCTACTCCCTTGAATAAACTTTTAAAAGAGCTTTCATCATATCAAGGAAGAATAATTCGTCTCGAAATAAGTGCGGGCAGGGAGAGGTGTAGAAGACTTGAATCGCAGAATACAAAGGATCTTATACTAGACGCATATAAATCTCCAGCTACAACAAAACTGATTGTAAAAGCCAGTGCGCATGAAGATGTAGGTTTTGAAACAATTGATTTACTTAACGACCGCGAGAAATATCAGATCGATCTCAAATACACAAAGAATAATCCAATCACCCATGATATGTTGGTTAATGAGTTTATGAGGATATATACAAAGATAGATGAATAAATTTGATTATGAGGAAGGAGGCTCAAACGATATGAAAAAAATTCGTTTTTTAATTCCAGCTATAGTAACAGTTTTTGTCATATTAATAATATACTTCCTCGGAATCAGAAATATAACACTTGAGAATATAGAATTTATTCTTAACGCAGTAATTACTTGCGTTACTACCATGTCTGGGTTTATTTTAACCTCAATTTCAATTCTTATCGGTCTTAGTAACAGTAGAGTCATGCAAACAATTGCAAAGAAAAATGCAATAGGTGAACTTGTTTTTAGATATACAGAACCACTAATAGTTGGGCTGATGTTAATCATTGCTTGCGTGGCTTTAGGGGCGTTGGTTCCAGATAACAAAACAATTGGCTGCGTCTGGGCTTATTGTTTTGTTGGACTATCTGTGTATTATATAGTTAGCATGATTATAACAGGAAAATATCTTCTGAAAATTCTACATGAGATTTTGGTCGAACCACAGCGGTTGAAATCCAGTGCTACACCATCTGTTCCCCCAGGAGAGTTCCCGCATGGACAATAGTTAATTTTATCAAGAGCGTTCATCAATAAGATGAGCGCTTTTCTTATGCTCATTTTGAGGTGATATGCGTGGAAAAAGAAAAGCTTATAGGCGAATACCAGGCCGAGCTCAAAAAGGTAATGGACCGAATAGAAGAGGCGTTGGCAAACAGAAAGGAATGCATGAGCACAGAAGGGCGCAAGCGTCTTGCTCTTCTGTATGACATGCGAAATAGCCTCTGTTTCTCCCTGAAGGAATTGACAAAGGATTGATATTTATTTTAAAGCGTGGTGGTGATGTGTGGCAAAACGCTTGACAGATAGGCAAAAAAAGAAAATAGTGGCCGATTATTTGGAAAGCGAGAGCTTTAACGCTACAGCAAAAAAAAACGGTGTTTGCGGGCAAACCGTGCGTCGAGTTATAGAAGGATCTCAAGGAATCTCAGAAAATCTCAAACGAAAAAAAGAGGAAAACACCGCGGACATTCTCGCGTATATGGAAAGCCAACGCGGTGTTGTGTGCGAGATCATCGGCAAGGGACTGACAGTATTAAACAGCCCGGAAAAACTGGAAACGGCCACGCCTGCACAGATTACAACAGCCATCGGCACGCTGATTGATAAGTGGGCAATGGTTTCCGGAAAGCCTGCTGATGCGGTAAAAGAAGATGAATTAAGCAAGAGCCTAAAAGAAATGGCGGAGGAGCTGGAGAGCGATGATTAGCGTAAAACAGAAGAAAATTCTTGCGTTCCCTTATTCCAGCTATGACGCAATTATATGCGATGGCGCAGTCCGCTCCGGCAAAACCTCCATTATGATGTGGGCATTTGTCGGCTGGGCTATGCGAGCGTTTAGCGGTCAAAGATTCGGCATTTGCGGGAAGACGGTAGACAGCGCAAGTAAAAACATTGTTGTTCCCTTTATCTCCATGAGTCTTGCTAAAGAGCGCTATGTTCTACGCTGGCGAAGATCAGACAAAATCTTAGAAGTGCGCCGTGGAGCCGCAATCAATTTCTTTGAAGTATTTGGAGGTAAAGATGAGAGCAGCGCGGCGCTTATTCAGGGCCGTACATTGGCCGGGGTGCTACTGGACGAGGTAGCGTTAATGCCGCGCTCTTTTGTTGAGCAGGCATTGGCCCGGTGCTCTGTTGACGGAGCGAAGATGTGGTTTTCTTGTAACCCGGGCAGCCCGCAGCACTGGTTTTATCTTGAGTGGATAAAGCGGCACAAGGAGCACAACGCCTTGTATCTGCACTTTACCATGCGAGATAACCCGGGGCTTAGTAATAAAATTATAGAGCGATATGAGTCTATGTTCTCCGGTGTGTTCTACGACCGTTATATCCGGGGCCTATGGGTATTGGCGGAGGGGCGGATTTATGACATGTTCCGGAAAGAAAGGCATGTTGAGGCCGCATCTCCGGGAGCATGCAGCCTTTACTACATTAGCATGGATTACGGCACGCAAAACCCCACCGCCATGCAGCTTTGGGGGAAACATGGCGGTGTTTGGTTTGCTCTGCGCGAATATTACTACTCGGGCCGGGAGCGGAACAAACAGCTCACGGATGAAGAATATTATACAGCGCTTGAAAAT